TAGTTGTTACTGTTGATCCAGCAGTTGTATTGTAATATCCTTCTACATCGCCTAAATACAAATGCGTACCAGTAATAGGAGATACAGCAGATCCAGCTATATAAACAGTTACAGATATATTTGAAATTAAATTAGTAGGCAAAACACTAGCTACTGATGTTTCAAATATACTTTCAATTTCATATAAATTAATAGGCTGACCAACATAAATATTATTAATGTAATTAATAATTGCTGGTTGAGCCAAGGATACAATAGATGCATTAGAAGCCACATTGGTTGCTTGAGAACTCCAATTTAAAGTAATACCAGTTTGTTGAACCACTGGATTTACAAAAATAATATTATAAGTATCAGGATAATTATTAATCGTTACAGTGACATTCCTTGTACTGGAAACTGTTGATCCTACCAAAGAAGATATATCAGGTACAGAATTAAAAATTGCATTGGCTATCTGATAAGGATCTGCACTACCACCACAAATAATTTCCCATTGATTTGTTGCTACATTTCTGACAGATACTAAATTAGGCTGAACTCCACTTACATTTAATAAAGCTGTTTTAATAAATGCTGGAACTCCTTGTGCTGTTGATAATCCAGCTTGAATAACTTGAGCTTGATAGGATTGAATAGTTTGTGCTGTAGCTCCAGCAGTACCGGGGTTTATATTGGTACAAGTTAAAGTAATCCCTGAAGGCACAGAAGTAATTAAAGTAGTGACTGTACCAGCAGGAACAGCCCAAGATCCTGAAGAAATCGCTAAACAATATAATGCAGGGCTTTGACCTGTATTGCCAATAATTCCCCCATCTTGAACTGTATATTGATGTGTACCATCAGATACAACAAAACCAATTGGAATCACAAAACCAGCACTACCAGTAAAAGTTACATAGACAGAAGTATTTGATCCTTGTCCTTGTGCTACACCATAAACTGCACCTAATTCATACAAGATAAATGGATTGGCTGTATAGGGTGAAATTGAGTTCACTAAATCAACATAGGCTTGATCTTGAATGACTACAGCACCTGCGGCTGTTGATGCCATATCTTCAATAAGAGAACCCGGAAGATTAGCAGTAAGACCGGGACTTAATGCTGTAGCGGCAGTTATTTCAGCATTTAAAAGATCTGTTGGACTTGCAGGAATAGCTCCTGCTGTGGTTAAAGTTGCCATATATTAACTCGCTACAGTAGTTTGAATTGTTGTACCATTTTGAAATATTGCACTTATATTATAGGTTGGGTTTACAACATTTTGCTGTTTTATAATGCTTAAACTTGCAAAATAAGGAGCATATTGTTGCTGTGTTCTATTGATTGCAACATCAGGTGGTATTTGTGTTTGTACAGATTTTTGAGCAGGGATACCATAGTTTGCATAAAAAGGACTTTCATTCTCACTTAATCGCAAAGTTTGTGCAAGAGTAGCTAACCAAATATAAGAAGTTTCAGTTATTTCTACCCATTGTCCTTTTTCATTAACTCCATAAGATCTCATATTGGTGTTCCTGTATTTGATGTACCTGTTTGAACTCCTGAATGTTTATGCGTACTTCCTATTGATACTCCATTATTGGTAATAGTTCCAGTAGTATCAATATTACCAGTAACACTCATGGTGCTACCTGTACCACCACTAATATTAAATCCATCTTGACCTGTAATGCTACCTTTTACCAATAAATTATTATTCATTACAACATTTCCATCAATGGTTATACCAGTAGAATCAATTGTAATTTTGTTACTAGAATAAACCAATTCTATTTTGTCATTGCCTATTGTTGCTATAGCAGTCGTATTTGGAGAAGTAATAACAATTGAATTTAAATCAGTAGCAGTCCAATTTAAGTTTCCTACTGGAACAAAAACTAAAGCTCCTAAATTACTGGGTGGAATTAATGAGGGTAAACCAGTACCTAATCCAGTAATGTTTCCTATTTTTGTACTTGCTGAAATACAAATTCCAGTATCACCAACTTGAACAGGTATTCTAATATATTTACTACCAATAATAGGGCAAGTTATTTGAGGAAGGGTAGTTAAATCACCTGTATCTACTTCAAAATTAACAGTAACAATTGCATTAATTGGATCAACTTTAATAACTGAACAAGGATAAACTTGACCTAATTGTTCTTGATAGGCAGATATTTTCTGTTCAGCAAAATTATTTAATGAAACAGCAAAAGGAGTTTTTTGAGATGAACTCATATTAATTAATAGTAGTAGGCAAATTAGATGGAACTACACAATCAACAATTGTAACCCAGCTATTACCATCAGATTGTCTATTGTTTCCAACACTACGAACACGATTAATTTGAAAAACACCTTGAAACGATATATTATTTCTTTGTTGAGTATTAGCTGATTCGGCAGTATTTACGATGGGTGATTTACTTGGAAAAATAATGTAATTGCCAACTTGTAAATCTCCTCTCATTGTTAATTTTGCTTGAATAGTTACATAATCTATCCAAGTTAAATTGCCAATAATATCTTGAAAATCAACTATTACTGTTTTTTGAGTAACAAGTTCTTCCTGAGAAGCTGTGCCATCATTTAAGAAAAATCCTCTATTAGTAGCAACAATACCAACTCCAAGGTAATTAGGTAATTTTAAAATGTCTTTACTGGTTTGATTTAAATATTTATTAAAACTTTCTAAATTAGTATATTTTGCAGATTGTGTTTCAGTAGCAATAAGGTTAGGACTAATACCACCAAGAATAACTAATTCAAGTCCAGTATTTTTTTTGGGATAAGCCTTTTGTAATGTATTTTTAATAGCATCTTCTAAAAATGTACCCTTTTCCCAAGTAAAATCTAAATTGACATTAGCACTTGGACTAACAGTTGAATTGGTAATAACTAAATCTAAAGTGACGAGATTACCTTGCCAATTTGCATACGATTGCAATATAGATCCATTAATAACCAATCCTTGTTGTGCTGGATTAGCAAAGGGTAAACCTTTAGACATTCCTAATTTTATCTGAATACTTGCAAATAAATTATTTGTGTAATCAGGGTTTAAATTAGCTGACTGATTTAAATCTTCAAAGCTAATTCCATAAATTTTTACATACCCTAAACCTTGTGGTTGATAATTCCAAGATTGTGGAATATCAACATCTATTTTTAATGCTTGAGTATTATTCATTCCATTGGAATATAGCGTACTATAACTTAATGGTGATCCACCTAATCCTGATTTTGGAACAATTGTAATATCGTAATATCTCATGGATTTATTTCAAAACTAGAACTGCTGACACGATAAACTAAGGTTGATGTTTTAAAATATCCAAACACTAAATTAATATCATAGTCATCAGGTGATCCTATAATAGGTCTACTGACAATCAAATTTCTTGAAGTATCGTAAATAGAAATATAGTATCTTGGTGAATATATATTCCAAGAACATACAGCTACATAAGTAACCCCATCTAATACAGGATTAAACTGAAAATTAGAAGTAGATTGAGGAGTAAATTGAATATAAGTTGTCATCAGAATGGATAGTATTGATCAACAGTTGGAGCAGAAGTTGGTGGAACATTATTCCATCCTGTACTTCCACCTAAATTGGGAACAGTAGGAGTACCATTTGTAATACTTTGCATAACAGTTCCTAAAGTTTGTTGTAAAAAACCACCTGTGCTAATTAAGGGTTGAACAAAATCCCATTGAAACATATATTGCACTTGTTTATCGCTGACACCACTTACATCTTTAATACTGGTTAAAAGACAGTTTGTATAAGTATATGCAGGTGTGATAACACTAAATGATCCACCTGAAGAAAGATGCACATCTAAAGCTAACTTCATAGCTGTCAAAATAGCTTGTTTATAAACATAACCACCATTACTTTGTGCTGGGCATATCATTAACATACTAATGTTTAAAGGCTGTTGAATAACAGCATTTGAAGCTACTTGCAAACTTGCAAATGGATATTCTGCTACTTGCCATTGTTGTAAAGTGCCACCGGGTAATGGTTTCCAATGTGCAAACAAAGATTGATTTTCAATACCCGGAACATCAAACAATTCTGTGATGGCAACAATAGGTAAAGTTTGTCCCGGTAAAAATTGTGCGATTCCATTTTGCAACAATACAGGGGATTGTTCATAAACAGCAGAAAAAATTGTTTGTGTTAATGAAGTCAATTTGCACCTCTTGGTGTTTGCAATTGCTGAGAAGAAGTAAATATATCATTACCTGTTTTGTTTTCTATGATAACTTTTACTTCTTGTACTGAGAAATTTCTTTTACCACTTTCAATCTGAGAAATTGCTGTCATCAAAGGTGCTAAAACATTTGGATCATTAAAATTTAAATGTTCACTTCTTTTATTTCCTGTTATTTCTTCAAGATTTTTAATGTATGCTTGTGTATCATTTTCGCTTGCTGGTGCATATAGTTTAATAATATCTTCTATAGTATCTAGTTTTTTATATCCTGCTGATTTAGATTGACCAGTTGCATAAAGTTTTAATTGATTTTCTAATGCTTTAAAACCTTCAGCATTGTTTTTAAATTTAGCAAAACCACCTTCTCCTAATTCTGCTCCAGCTTGTCCAACATATCTTAAATTACCGGGGTTAAAATTTCTTTCAGCAAGGGTTAAATTTTTTCTTCCTTCATTGGCATTTCCATAATAAATTTTATTAAATTCATCGTTTTTTTCTGAAGGACTTTTATCAATAATTCCTAACCATTTTGCAAATTTAACTGTGCTAGTTACCAATGCATTAATAGTAGCAAAAAAATCATTAATGTTTTGTTTAAATTGTGGAGTGGTTAAATATGTAGCAAAACTTTTAATACCTTTACCAAAATCTTCTAACCATGTTTTTAAATTAGGATTACTTAAAAATATTTTGATAGCATCAGCTATTGCATCAGATAATTTTCCTAAAGGTTCAGGCAAAGCATCTAAACCATCTATTAATGCAACTTGTAATTTTTGACTTGTTTCACCTAATTTAACCCAAAAATCTTGCCATGCTTTGTCAATTTTATCAAAAGTAGCAAATTGTTGATTACCTTTTTTAAGATTTTCAATAAATTCTTTAAATTCTTTTTCTTCTAAATTTCCTAATATTCTTAAAGTTTCATAGTCTATAACTTTAGTAACACCTGTAGCATCTAAAATACTTTTTTCACCACCAAATTGTTTAAATAATTGTCTACCTTTTGTTAAAGTGTCAGGTAAAAGTTCTGCCGCATTTTTCCCCTGTGTTTGACCTAAACCAAATGGATTTAATAAATATCTTTTAGTAATGTCACTTTGTATATCAGCCAAATTACCGAGAGTTTGTAGAGGATTAATATACCTTCCACCATAAACTTCTGCTGATCGTAATTGACCAGTAGTGATCCCTAAACCTTGAGCAGTTCTTCTTTGACCACTGGTTGCAGAAGCTAAAGCTCCTAAACCAAATCCACCACCTATAGCACCTAAAGTTATAAATTTAGCAAAAGAAATAGCTGTATTTGCCATATTCCTTGCAATAT